CAGGCGGGAAGTGTATGGGGACTTTGCGGCACAGGATAAGGGGTACAAGATCAAGGTTTTTGATAAGCTGATGGATCTGTATCTCCAGAAACAACGAACCAATCTCCCCATTACCGTTGTGACTACAGGGCTTAGGCCGAAGTACCAGGCGGCCAAACGAGCTTATGTAGGAGCCGGGGCGTGCAAGGCGTAAACGAGGCCCTCCAGCTCCAGGCAGAACTTGAAGCGTTTTGCCGGAAACATAACCTTTGGGTCACGATTGAGAAAACAAAGAAACCGGATCTTAAGCTGATAAGGACTGAGATCCTGATAAGAGTAGATAACTAAGCAGCACCCAACACGAGCACTACAAAGGCCGGTTGGTTTCACGTGGAACGAGTTTCTACGTGTGACTGATCGGCCTTTTTTTCGCATGGCACCACGTTACGGGCCACACATAATTCCGGCGCTCTCTCCGCCGTTATCCGAGAGTCCGTCATGTCCATGACGCAAAAGGAGGACCGGCAATGGCAGAAGAAACCACATCCCAAGCAACTGAAAGCGCAGCCAGCACAGAACAGGCTGCAAACGGCGAAAACCACCAGGCTCCAACTCAGGAGCCCGCAGCGCTCGACCAGACCATCGACGTAGATGGCGAAGCAGAAGGTCAATCGGTTGAATTTGAGCCCCTATTCGATACGGAGGATATCTCCGATGCGGATCTAAGGGGCGATGATGAGACCACAGACGACCCGGAAACAGATCCCAAGTCAGAGGCGAAAGATAAATCGGCGTCGTCTCCGCCGTCAGACAAGAAGGGTGCAGAGAAAAAGGCGTCTGAAGATGAAGGCAAACCGGCCGATACAAAAGCTGATGAGGCCCATGAGGCCGACGGCAAGCCTCCCAAGGGGTTTGTATCCATCGGCGCCCTCCACGAAGAACGTGGTAAGCGTCAAGCCCTTTCGCAGGAGGTTCAATCCTTACGTTCGGAGCTGCAAGCCTTCAATACCGGGAAGAAGCAGCCGGAAACGGATGGTGAAGAAACGGATCAGGAGGACGGAGAGGAATTTAAGGTTCTTTCTGAGGCCGAATTCGACGAGCTTCTCGAAGATGATCCAGTCGAGGCAATCAAGTATGACCGCAAGTTGCGCATTCATGAGGCTAAACAGGCTGAGAAGGAACAGGCGGTTAAGGCTGAAGAATCAATTATCAACCAGTCCATTGGGATGATGGCAGACGCTATCCCCGGGCTTTACGACGAGGACAGTGACGTAAACCAGAAATTGAGTGATTTCGCGGTTGAGAAAGGATTTGTGGACCTGGACGGACTGGCTTTAGTGACAGATCCCAGGACCAGGATCGTTCCGCCTAATGGTGGAAAACCTCAACTATTGGGAAACACGGCAGCTAACTTAGTGGTTATGCTCAATAATCTTTTCGCGGAGGTCGCAACACCTAAGAGCGATGCGGAAAAAGAAACCGCCCTTAGAGAAAAGATCAAGGCAGAGGTCACAAAGGAACTGCTGGGGAAAATTAAACTATCTCCCGGATCAGAACACAAGAGTATTGCAGATATCCCCGGCGCCGGTAACGATGATGGTGTCAATATGGCCGGAGTTATGACAGAGGCGCAATTCGCCAAGCTGTCAGAGTCAGATCAACGGCGTCTGTTAGGTGGATAATCGCTTTTTTGTGTACTGCCTGGGCTTTCATAGGAGGACTTTACGATGGCTGCAACTGAATTCGCTTTAGGCGATGCACTGGCAGTACAAAGATGGTCCCTCAGTCTCGCGAAAGAGGCTGAGGTAAGACAGTATTTCCGTAAATTCATGGGTACGGGCTCTGATGCCTTGATCAAGGTCCAGACCGAACTCAATAAACAGGCAGGGGAAAAGATTACCGTCGGGCTGAGAATGAAATTAGCCGGAGACGGTATCGAAGGCGATAACGCAATCGAAGGGACAAGCGCAGAAGAGGCTTTGACCTTTCACAACGATTCTCTCTTTATTGACCAGAGACGTAAAGGGACCAAGAGCAAGGGCAAAATGTCCGAGCAGAGAGTTCCCTATGCCATGAGAAAGGAAGGCCGGGACGCCCTGGCGATCTGGTTTGCCGAGGATTACGACCAGCAGATTATGTGTTACCTGGCTGGAGCCCGCGGCGTGGATACCTCTTTTCACGTCGGAACATCATGGACTGGCAGGGCTAACAACTCTCTCCAGTCTCCGGATTCGGATCATATCCTCTATGGCGGTTCGGCTTCAAGCTCCGCCACTATTACCAGCTCTGACGATATGAGCTTGTCTGTGGTCGAGCGCCTTGTTGCTAAAGCGGAGACAACAGATCCCATGATCCAGCCTTTTATGATCCAGGGCGAAAAACATTTCGTCCTCTTGATGCACACCTTCCAGGCCTACTCACTGAGAAACTCCACCTCCAGTAACGACTGGATAGAGATTACCAAAGCGGCCGGACCGCGCGGCGACAAGAATAACCTGTTCTTAAACGCTCTCGGGACCTATGGCGGGGTGATCCTCCATAAACATCGAAACGTGATTCGCTTTAGCACTTATGGTGCTAACGGGGATCTTTCGGCTGCCCGCTCCCTGTTCTTAGGCGCTCAGGCCGGAATGATTGCCTGGGGCGGCGGCGCTGCTTATGGCCGGTACTCCTGGAATGAGGAAACCGACGACAGGGGTAATGCCCTGGTCATTACTGCCGGTTCGATCTATGGCGCGAAGAAGAGCCGTTATAATAGTAAGGATTTCGGCGTAATCGCGGTTGATACCTACGCGGCTGATCCGAACGCCTAAACCGATAACTCAGGAGGGAAGGTAACGCTTCCCTCTTAAACTTTTAAAACACGGAGGATTTTATTATGGCAGCAGTAACCGTTTCTTCCACAGCAGTAACCGCCGGCGTTTGCCCGGACCATGTAATTCCGCCCGGAGTCATCCTTTCCAGGACCGGGACCTACACAGCCACCGCCGATAAGGACGCGAATAGCGTTGTTCAGCTTATTCCCATGCCGATAGGGGCGCAGCTTATTGACCTGCTGATCGCATGGACGGCCCTGGGCGCTGGCAGGACTCTGGACGTTGGTATCTGTAACACCAATTATACTGGATACGACATCGATATGTTCTTCGACGGCTTAGCGGCTCAGTATGCCGGTTATGCCCGTTGGGGCGCGGCTATGATCAATGGATCTGCCGCAGCCTGTGTCCACGGAGCTCAAATGTTGGCTACTACCTGGCCGTATGAGTTTACAGCCAATGGTTCTATTGACGTGAAGGTTTTGGGAGACACTCTCCCTACGTCCGGTACCATCACGGGTGTTGCAATCTACAAGGTCGAAGGGGCAATTGCCGACGAGACCTAAACCATAAAACCCTGGATGTGCGGGGGAGATTGATATTCTCCCCCGCCCTTAAAGGAGATAAATAAAATGGTTCTCGTAAAATATACCGGGAAGCGCCTCCCTTGGACAATCAGGATGCCGTGGTTGAGTGTCCCTGAAGTGACCTTTGGGGAATCGAGACAGGCAGAGATGGTTGAAGCCGATGCTATACGGTTGTGCGCGGAAAATCCGACCGACTGGAAGATTATCGGGTCAGTGGAAGTCAAACCGGAAAAACCGAAACCGCCAAAGCCGTCTCCGCCATCAAAGAAACGGAAGGCAAAGGGTAAGAAGGGGTAACGAGACATGGCGACTATAACAGGTACAAACATCGTCAGCAGGGCGGCTATTGTCCTGCAGGATACTACAGGGGTGAGATGGCCACAAACTGAAGAATTGCTTCTATGGTTAAACGACGGGCAGAGAGAGGTGGTTCTAAGAAAGCCAGACGCCTACGCTCAAAACGATGTCGTTGCTTTAGTGGCAGGTACAAAACAAAGCATCCCTGCCGCTGGGATACAACTCTTAGACGTTATCCGCAATATGGGTACCGGAGGGGCTACACCGGGAAGGGCCGTTACACGTATTGACCGTGAAATCCTTGATGAGCAACGACCGGATTGGCATTCCGAAACAGCAAGCGCGGAAACCAAACATTATATGTTTGACGCGAGAGACCCTAAACACTTTTATGTGTACCCACCACAGCACGCCACACCGGGCCAGGTGGAGATGGTCTATGCGTCATCTCCTACAGACCTGGCGACATTGGCGTCGACAATCACCCTGGACGATATTTATTCGGGAGTCCTGCTGGATTACATCCTATACCGGGCATACAGCAAGGATGCAGATCTAACCCCATCTGCTCCGCAAAGGGGTGTTGCCCATTATAATTCATTCCTGGCAAGCCTGGGAGCTAAGGGGCAAGTAGACCAAACCACAAACCCAAATGCCGTTGACTTTAAAGAGGCTGTCGAAGCCAGGCAGGTAGGTCGGGGGCAATAACCGATGTCTTACTACAAGTACGACTTTTACAAATATGTTGCTCCTGACGTAAGGGGTGTTCCAGAGCCTATAGTCGAGGATCTCGTTGAAGATGTCATTATTGATTTCTGTCAGAGGACGTCATTCTATCGGCAATGGTTGGATGATCAGATAACCGTGTCTATCGACGACGAAGAAGTCGAGCTTGACTTGCCGGAGGATACGGCAGTCGTCGAGGTTATCGCAATTCAGGAGGTCAATACATACGGCGGTTACGGGGACTTCGTTGACCCTGCAGGCTACATCTTCTCTAACCAGGGAGATTGTCCGAAGATCCTATTCCAAGACCCGTCAGAAAGCGACTATGAGGCGCGAGTAAGGGTGGCTCTTAGGCCTATTGTAGG